CTCTCAAGAAGAACCTAGAGAAAACACTTCTCGCTGAAGGTTTTGACTTGACAACTGCTACAGGTGCTGCTTGTATTGTTGTTGGTAGCGAGGAGATCTTTGAGGAGACTGTTGGCTTGATGGACAACATTGAGTTTGGTTTCGATACTTTGGCTGCTTTGACTGGTGGTGCTATGGTTCACCGTGGTATTTACGAAGACGCTAACAAGGACAAACTTGTGACCTATACTTTGGTTAGTGGACTCAAGCGTCCTGCCAAGCGCATCGAAGGACTCAAGAAATTCCTGAAGAAATAAAATGAAAAAAGTAGTTGCACTAGTGCTGCTCTTTTCGCTTAACGCCGCTGCGGCAGAGGTCACGAAGTTCGAGCCTCGCCCAGCGGTTGTTGAGCAAGAGGGCAGCACCTATGTTGGGATTCTGTTGAGCGAAGAAGACTTTCGCAAAATACTGGAAAAGAAAATTGACACCAACGCCAAACTAGCGGAGTGCTCTGTGGACAAAAAGGTATGCACTCAGGTCCAAGAGACGTACAAACTATCCGTCACAAAACTAGAAGAACAACTCAAGAAAAACAACTCGTGGTTTGACAGAAATCGGGGAACCCTCGGTCTTCTCACAGGTTTGGTAATAGGAACTGGGGTTTCTATTGGCATTGTTCATGCGGTATATCAAAAATGAACAAGAAGGACCCAAATAGAATTGCTGCTGTTGAAAAAGCAATAGCAGAAAAGTATGGAAAAGACACAGTACAAGACTTTAGATCTGAGTGGGATCCCGAGAAAGAAAAAGAATATTTATCACAACTCAAGGATTTAAGAAACAAAAAATCTGCGACCAAAGAAGAAAGAGTGTTAAGGAAAAATCCTGATAGAAGCTGTCCGGTCTGTAAAACATATTCATTTTCAAGTGCGGACGACCTATATATGAATAGGTTTAAGTGTTGTCAAAAATGTTACAATGATTTTGTGGATTGTAACGAAGAAAAGTGGAATAATGGTTGGCGACCCTCAGATCAACAATTGGACCTCGCTATTAGGAGAAGAAAATAATGGCTACTGTTATGGAGATAATAACCTGTTTAAATCAGATTGCAGCAGATGCTTATGATGATTATAATCTAGAAGAGAAAATCGGACTCAACCGGGAAGATGGGCATCCCATTTTGGATAGTCGCCTTATAGATGGGTTTCGAGTAAGGTTCTCGGGCGACAAGATGATTGTTACTTACCAGAGCGAGATGCAGCTTCGTGAAGTTCATCCCCGTGGGCAGTTTACTAATGAAATTGAAAGAAAGTTTGGCGATATCGTTAAGTTTCTAAAGAAAGAGTATAAAAACCTTAAACAACAATCTGTTACCCTCACGGAACAGGGAGATGCCGATATTCTGGTCCAGAATATGTCAAACATTCGGACATGGGTCCAGGCTACGAAAGCATATAAAATTGGGGGCATTGGCGACACTGAACCAGTAAGAAGACACAGCACGGACTCTTTTGATAAAGATTACCAGAAAAAGTTTATGGATTACCTGAAGCATGCTTCTGACAAGAGACCAACAAACGACAAGCGAAAAAAACAAGGATATGACGATCGTGAAGATGAGTCGCTTGGAATGCGCAGGGGAGCCGAGAAACACAAAGAGCAAAGCTATAAGGCTCGCCGGGAAGACTCCTACGGAAAGTGGGGACGCCGAAGTCGTCGAGACAACAAAATAAATAAATAGAGATAGCTTAGACGAGGCGTAGATGGGTTTCACAAAAAAAGATATGATGGCGGAGATTGTCCGCTGCGGCAAAGACCCTACCTATTTTTGCAATAAATACGCCCAGATCTCCCACCCTATGAGGGGTCTCATCCCTTTTGAAATGTATGATTTTCAGGAGGATACCCTTGCAGCATTTAAGGATAATAGGTTTAGTGTTATCCTTAAGGCACGACAGTTGGGTATTTCAACTACTGTTGCTGCATATGTTTGCTGGTTAATGTTATTTCATCGAGATAAGAATGTTTTAGTGGTGGCTACTAAGTTGGGAACGGCTACAAATTTGGTTAAAAAAATAAAAGCCATTCATAAGAATTTGCCACCGTGGCTTAAGATTGCTGAGATCTCTATTGATAATCGACAATCGTTTGAATTATCGAACGGATCCCAAGTTAAGGCATCTTCTACGTCTGGAGATGCTGGTCGATCAGAGGCTTTGTCTTTGCTTGTTGTAGATGAAGCAGCCTTTGTTGAGGGGATGGAAGAGCTTTGGGCAGGCTTATATCCGACTCTTTCTACAGGTGGTCGCTGCATAGCATTATCCACCCCCAACGGAGTTGGTAATTGGTTTCACAAGACATATACAGAGGCGGAAGAAAATAAAAACGATTTTCACACTATTAAACTACCTTGGGACGTTCACCCCGAACGAGATCAAGACTGGTTTGAGAAAGAGACAAGAAATATGTCTCGCCGTGAAATTGCACAAGAACTTGAGTGCAATTTCAATGCTTCTGGTGAAACTGTTATTCACGGAGACGATCTAAAAAATATTGTTGACCACTTGAGTGAGCCCTTGCATCGCACAGGGTTTGATAGAAATTATTGGATATGGAAACCTGCCGAACCACAAAAAGATTATTTATTAATTGCTGATGTTGCCCGTGGAGATGGAAGCGATTTTAGTGTAGCGCATGTGTTTGACGTCTCTACGATGGAGCAAGTTGCTGAATATCAAGGAAAGATAACACCCGATCGATTTGCTCCACATTTATACAGCATAGCAACAGAGTTTAATAATGCTCTTTTGGTCATAGAGAACAACTCTTTGGGAATCGGCGTCCTCACCCGCCTTCAGGATTTGGAGTACTCTAATCTTTATTATAGTATGAAATCAACTCACGAATATGTTGATGAATTGACTGCTCAGGCTACAGGAGGCATTCCAGGGTTTACTATGTCTATGAAGACTCGACCACTTGTTATTGCGAAGTTTGAGGAATTCGTTAGAAATAAACTAATTACTATTAACTCAATGCGGTTGGCGAACGAAATCAAAACATTTGTTTGGCATAATGGACGCCCGCAAGCAATGAGAAGTTATAATGATGATTTGGTTATTGCGGCAGCCATTGGGTGCTGGGTTAGGGAGACAGCCTTGACAGTAAACAAAAGAGAACAGGAGTACAAAAAAGCGATGCTAAGTGGAATGTCGGTTTCTTCTACCTCCTTTAACACAAAGATACCGGGACAACAGGGCTACAAGGCTCCCCGCACTAATTCTATGTACGGGGATAAGTCCCTACACGATTTAAGTTGGATTTCCAAAGGATAAAAAATGGCTGATAATAATAACCCCCGTAACAAAGACTCATCTCTTTTCCGCCGCCTGACACGACTTTTTAGCGGACCAATTGTTGACTATGACACCCCTTCAGTAACTCGTGGCTCTTTGAGGGATATTCAAAAATATACCTTTACAAGCAGCACGGGCAAAGAATTTAAAAAGAGGGAATACTATAACCCCTTTACTGACCTTTCTAATAAGGTTTTGTGGAAAAGAAACAAGCAGGTTAGATATACTGATTTTGAACAGATGGAGTATATGCCCGAGATAGCGTCCGCATTGGATATTTATGCTGACGAAATTACCACCTCTACTGCCTTTAACCCTCTGGTGAACATTGACTGTCACAACAGGGAAATAAAAGATATCGTGCAAACACTTCTCTATACTGTTCTGAATGTCGAGTCTAATCTTTTTGGGTGGGCTCGGAGTATGTGCAAGTATGGGGACTATTATCTATATCTTGATATCGATGAAAGACTTGGCATAACAAATGTCATCCCCCTTCCAGTCCGTGAGGTTGAGCGCATTGAAGGTACAGACCCCACTAACCCAAACTACATTCAGTATTTTTGGGAAAATGCCGAAGGGGCACAAGGAGTGACGTTTGAGAACTGGCAAGTGTCGCACTTCCGAGTTTTAGGAAATGATAAGTATGTTCCATATGGAACTTCGGTGCTGGAACCGTCTCGTCGCATTTGGAGGCAACTTTCACTGCTAGAAGACGCAATGATGGCTTATCGCATAGTAAGGTCTCCCGAGCGTCGTATTTTTTATATTGATGTTGGTAACATTGCTGCTGAAGATGTTGAGCAGTATATGGAACAAGTCAAGACTCAGATGAAAAGGAACCAAGTAGTAGATTCTGACACAGGAAGAGTTGATCTTCGATACAATGCGATGAGTGTCGATGAAGATTATTATATTCCCGTGCGGGGATCAGTCAACAACACTCGTATTGAGTCTTTGCCTGGTGGGCAATTTACAGGGGACATCGATGATGTTAACTATTTGCGAGATAAGTTGTTCTCTGCCTTGAAGGTGCCGAAGGCTTATCTTGCTCAAACAGATGCGATGGAGGATAAGACGACCCTCGCACAAAAAGATATTCGTTTTGCACGCACTATTCAGCGTCTACAGCGAGTGGTCATAGCAGAACTAGAGAAAATCTGTATTGTTCATTTGTATACGATGGGTTATCGTGGAGATGATTTGTTAAGTTTTAAACTTAATTTGAACAACCCGTCTAAGATTGCCGAACTTCAAGAACTTGAGCATCTTCGTACTAAGTTTGAAATTGCTGGTACGGCTACTGAAGGATACTTTTCCAAAGCCTGGGTCTATAAAAACATTTTCAAACTTTCAGACGAAGAAATTATTCGTATTCAAACAGAGCAGTATGGAGACAAGAAACTTACAGCCACTCTTGAGTCAGTTGGTACTGCTGCTGGTGAAGCCGCCACCGCCGAAGCAACAGCCGCTGCTAGCCCGGCTGCCGGTGCCGACACTGGCGCTGCAACTGGCGCTGCTATGGGTGCGCCTCCTGCCGATGACGCAGCGGGCGACGCTGCTGCCACGGGCGACACGGCTACCGATGACGCTGCCGGCGGCGAAGCCGCTCCTGCCGAACCCGCAGGCGAAGAAGGTCCACTTTTGGCAGAGCCTGGACAGAGAGATGACTGGTATAAACCAGTCTCAGATCCAGCCTGGAAACAAGGAGCAAGAAAAAGGAGTTATCTTTCGTCGGTCGGAACTAATTTAGCCTCATCGTCAGAACGAAACCTATTTAAAGGGTGGACCGGAGAAATGTCACCGCTGTCCAGAGGTACGGTAGGAGAAGCGATTGACCGAGAGGAAGGGATTCTTTTTCAGGCACAGCATGAAATAGCAAGACTCATAGAACAATTGGAATCAAAAGATGAAGAGACACAATAAAAAAAGAAATAGCGCCTTTTTATACGAAGTTCTAGTGCGAGAGATGACTCGTTCAATCATAAGCAAAGACACTCGCAGGTCAGGCTTCATTAAGCAGATGATACAAGAAAAATTCAACCCTGATACCTGTATGGGCAGTGAATTAAATTGTTACAACGCCCTTGTTGAAACATCAGGACTTGATACCTATACAGCAGAAAAGATGATTCATAGAGCCAAAGAGGCTTATAACTCAATTGATAAAAAGAAACTATTCCAAGAGCAAAGCTCGGCAATAAAAATCATTAATACCAAACTGGGTGCGGATGTCTATAATACGTTTGTTCCAAACTATCGCTCTTATGCTACTGTGGCACAAATATTTGGGGAAAAGGTTGCGGTTAAAGAGAAAATTCTTTTAGAGAAAAAAGTATTAGAGCGGCTCACTGCAACTGAGAGTGTTTCTCAAGACAAGATGCAGTCTATAGATTATTTAGTAGTAAACAAGTTTACTGAAAAGTTTAATGAACAATACAAGGAATTGCTCCCCGAACAAGCATCACTGCTGCAAAAATATATTCTTTCTTTTAATGATGAAGGGGCAGATTTTCGCACGTATTTGGTAACTGAATTAAAGAGGGTCCATAGTGCTATTAAAAAATCTTTAACCTTGACAGAGGTTGTGGAAGATAAATCTATGGTAGATGCTACCAATCAAGTGCTAGAAAACCTAGAGGCTATTAACGTTTCTCGTATTAACAACAAGGAAATACTCAAGGTGTTAAAAGCACAACAACTAGTAAGAGAGTACGATTCAGATGACTCTTAAAATTAAACTACCTCCACCACCGCCTCCCCCTCCTCAGGAGTCGATTGCTCTTAAGATCACCAAAACGTTGGACGGTAATCTTCTGATCGCTGATCACCAGTATATGGATATTGTAGTTTTGCCAGCCAGCAATAGAGTTCTGTGTATGCCAAAAGAGGTTGTTGAAAAAGACGTTTATGAATACCAGAAAGCATTTATGAACTCTTTGTTTCGAGGCGGCGTTACAAATGCAAGATTACCACAGGGCGGTCTTCAGTTCGGTGTTATGGAGACAACGTACCCAGCAGAATCAGATGTGGACACCCTACAGGCTGT